GCTGCTTATGAGCGGAGCACCAGCATCTCTCATCGCCGGGTACTTAAGGGGCACCAAGCCTTATGCAACTACTCAATTTCGTGGGAAAATTGGTAGTAGCGCTCATCGGAAAAGATCATGGGTACTGAGCTTAAGATGAGATTGTCACAAAGATCGTCCATATCGTAGAGCCCGATATCATATTTGGCCATGATGACCTCCAAAAACTCATCGTCGGACAAGACCAGTGCTTCATTATGTACGGCTTGGAGCACGTCACCAGCCCCGGAGACGCGCTGCCTCGCAAACCAAGTAAGGTCTACAAGCCGTAAAGTATTGACAGAAACACCGGTAGATGAGAACCGCTGAAGGAACTTATCACGGAGGTACGCGACGTGTCTGAACTCGTAGGCGTAAGATAAAGATTTAGCGGCCATGTACTGAGCATCACTTATTTCTTGATTGCGGTTGGACCTGGCATTAAAGCGGCAAAGGGCCTTTCCGATAAGTGGTACCATACAATTTGAGGAACCTTTAGGAACAAAGAATCTAGACAGGAAAGTCAAGTCACAATAGAACCGCCGCTCGTGCGCCTTGAGGCGCATACCAGCAGAGGCACAGTGGGCTGTCCAGAGGGTACAATCAATTCCTTGTTTACTAACGCCTGCGGCGATGTCGTCGCCCAGGATCGCAACTTTCGTACCGGTTATCTTATACTTCTTGCAAAAAGAATACCAAAGGCACAGATTCCATACAGAGTTGCGGCCTGTGGTGTCAGTGCCACCGGTGGCCAACTGATTTTGAATAGTGGCACTGATACCGTAGTCGTAGGACACAACTCGAAAAGTAAAGGAATTCTTTTTGTAAAACCGAACGAACCAATTAGGGGCTCCACACTTCTTTAACCATCGCGCAAAAATTTCCGTTACACTTACCAATTGGCTCCTGTCATTAGCAGAGAAGTCCCCTTCAAAATACCGTTCTTGTCCGTGGAGGAAATCTGCTATTTCGGTATCTTGCTTGGAGTATGCTAACATGACTGCAACATTGGTGTTGGAAAACTGGTCTAGGGCGAGAGCTAACCGCTTGTTAAACTCATCCATGATGGGACCTGTCAAGACGTTGTATTCGTCTGACCCCACATATATCACCCTAGGAGCCCATGACGGATCATTCCTTTTGAGGAGCACTTCACCCTTGACCATCAGAGACTTGGTGTTAAGGGTGCGGAAGTTCACGTCTGAGAGGTTACGCAAAGCAGTGTGCATACGGGCCTGCTTTTCGGCGTCAAATTTTGAAATCCATCTATCAAAGATGTCTTGCGTCCAATCATAGGGACGAACCTCAGGGAAAACCAGGGAAGCTAAATTAATAGCTTCCTTCACGATTGGTTCAGGGACTGTATCATGGGAAATGAAATTGCAACGCTTATTAAAAGCCGCTAACATGGATTGCATATCATTTCCCGTGACAACCGGTATCTGTTGCTGCAACAGCGGTCCAAGCTGATCCACAGGAGCATACGTCGGGGCAGAGGTTCGGGGAGCCTCGTCAAGACGAAATGGAACTACAGGGATAAACTCTCGCTCGCAAACCAGACGCAGACGAGGATCACCGTTATGAACATGGTCACCAAAGTCCACGGGTGCCAGTACGGGATCCAAACGTCCAATGCGCTGTTTGCGGGAGTGTCTGTGCTTAGGCAGTTTGACTAAGTTGGGAATTGTGGATGTGACTCAGGA